TGTAGATCCATCTGGGGGATTAAATGTTCTTGCTTCCATAGGTAAAACATATTTATCTGTGGGAACTACAGCAATTTCAACATTGATTAAAAATGCTTCGGATTATGGAGTTCTTAGAGCATGTCCACCACCTGTGGACGTTCAAATAGGTAAAGTATTTCACCACCCAGATATGGTTATAACTGATTTATCTGTTGTGTATTCAAAAGAATGTACAGCGGCTGGACCTATTTATGCTGACGTAACATTACAATTAGTATCAAGAAAAATTATAGCAGATGTTACCGAAGTTGGTTTGGCTTCTAAGGGGTTATTAAACCTTAATGAAAATCCAAATCCATATGCTAATATATCTATGACATATGATATTTCTGAGTCTCAAAGACAATATAATAAATCTTCTCCAGATGCTATTACAGGTGCAGATAAAGCAATCAAATTCACAGCTCCTGCCGAACAAGCACCAACAACACCATAAATTTAGGAGAGTTATAAATGTTTAATAAATTTAAACGAACGAATTTTTTGAAAGAAGTTGTATCTGGTAATAATGTTGATGAGTATGATTTACTATTATCTAATTGGGACTTGTTTGAAATTAATAACAGTATACGATATGATTGTGTTAAAAAATCAGATCTTCATAGACCAGATTCATTATCATATAGGATTTATGGAGACTCGCAATATTGGTGGATTTTATGCAAATTTAATAATATTGATGATTTATGGAATGACATGTATATAGGTGGGGATTTAGTTATTCCATCTATGGTAGATATTGAAGCTTTTTATGCTAGAGTTAAAACAAGGAATGCTAAATGACAAACACGAACCAGCAATATAATTTATCAGTATATTTAATCGATACATTAAATAATGAAATTCCTATAAATTCAGAAAATGTTGTATCATTAACAATATCGGAATCTATCTTGGAAATTCTACCAAGATTGGATATGATGATTAATAATGTTGGGTCATTTATGGAAACTTTTCCACTAACAGATAAAATGCGTATACGTGTAGTTTTAGAAAGTATGCATAGAACTGTTGGTAATTTGAAAGATGATCCTAACTATGTAGATGCCACATTTGTTATCAGTAATTATTTTGCTATGGCAGACCCAATAGAGAATAAATATTTTACATTTAAAATATCTGGGTATTTATCATACCCTTACACATCTATAAGATTCTCATCATTTAAAGGGTCTTCTGATGAAGTTATCGAAAGTGTTGCTAATATTGCTGGATGGAAATCTGATATTCGAGCTAAGGGTGGGGAATCTATTCGTTGGATACAGAATAACAATTCTCTAAACTTTTTATACCATATTAATGAAAGAGCTTATATTGCTGGTGATGGTGTATTTATATATTCAAATCTTAAAAATACTCTTATATACACATCCCTATATACTGAAATAGGTAAAAGTTCATCAAAACGTGCGGTATACAATCAAAACATAGAATATGCATATTTAGATAAAACTGTAATGAATTATAATGGATATAATCTATCAAACAATACGTGTCTATACAATAACAAGATGTTGTATGGGTATGACTATATGTATTTTAATGGTGTTGATAGGCTAACTCAAACTGTTCGAGCAAATGAAAAAATGACAACGTATTATAATAGAACTAAATTGATACCTAAAGAAGCTATAACGAATTTTGATGATTATGGGTTGATTTTGGATGACGACTTCGAGAATACTATTTTTAAGGGTAAAATTCAAAATGACTATTTCCGTCATCTTCTTTTTTCTAACACTGTAGAACTAAATATAAATAGTTCATCAGAGACGGAATTATTTGATAAAATTACTTTAGATTTAAGATCTACGACAGCTCCAAATACTGTATCTGAACCATTCTCTGGGGATTACTTGGTAGGAGCTATAACTCATTCGTTAACGCAAAATATTCCATATAGTAAAAAAGTTATTTTGTGTAGATTTGGTATAAATGATTATGATAGTGTTTATGTGAAGGATATTGTATGAATGTAGCGTCAAATGAAGTTATCAGTGAAGATATTAAAAGTCAACCAAAAGACATACTTAATCGTGTGTTAACTGCGTCACAAAATAATACAACAGTTACATTAGATACTTTTGTTGGGTTTGTTGTGGATAATGATGACCCCAAAAAACTTGGCAGATGTAAAGTTAATGTATTGTCTGTATACGATGGAGTTCCTACAGAAGATTTACCTTGGGCAGCTCCAGAATTTGGTTTCGTTGGTAGTACAATGGGTTCATTTATAGTTCCACCAGTGGGAGCTATAGTTAATGTGTATTTCAATAGAGGTGAAATATACCTTCCCGTATACACAACCAAAGTTGCTACCAAAAAAAATCTACCTTCACGTAAAGATATTGATTATCCCGACACAATGATATTTTTTGAAACTGATAATGGGGATAGTTTTGAGATTAACAGAAAAAGAGAAACGGCACAATATACCCACAGTAGTGGGACCACTATAACTATCGCAAAAGATGGTAGTGTGAAGATTGATAGTGTTGCCAATTTAACAACGGATCATGACGAGCTATTAACCGTTAATGGTAATATGGTAATACCTGCTGGTCACGGTCCATTATGTGCAATACCTATTTGTCCATTCTCTGGGGCATTACATACTGGAACAGTGTGTACGTCTGTTAATACTGTTAGTGATGGTAATCTATTTGATGGTGTATCTACTGAATGTAATTGTTTGGAGTAATAATGACTGAAGAGGAAATTGATGCTGAAAAAGCACAAAAATTATTAGATAGATATTCAATCTCCCCTGCTGGAAATGCATTGGGGGGATTACTTTCAACAAAAATTGATGAGACATTAAACATGAATCAATTATTTTGTTGTTGTTCAGAATTGCCAACTATAAATGATTTTTTAGTGTTGATGAGTCGTCAGATGGGGTACGATACTAACAAGGCTATAGAGATCGCTATTAAGGACTATATCGTCAATTATAGTACTATATGTATGCGTTCCATAGGGACAGCCGTATTAACGATCCCTGTGCCTATCGCTGTGCCTCCAACACCCGCTATACCCGATCTCCCTATTCCCTACATTACTGTTGATAATGACTATGGTTTAGATATTAATGGTGTGTTATCATTTACGGATAATAATGTAATTAATAATTTATTTACTGTTTTCAGTATGTCTCGATTATTGGGTATAGAAATAGAAGATCCAGACGAAACAGAAGAAGAGAAGATATCTGGTGTTGATGAGTTGTTTAATGATATTGTATCGTGGCTATCATGTAATAATGCTCCTGGTTTCCCAACAACTGTTGTGCAATTAACAGGGGATTCATTTCATAAAGAAATAATGACATCAACGACTGGAACAGTATATTTCAACGCGACAAAAGACGAAGTTCGTGCTATATTGGTAAAAGTTAGAGAAAGACTATTCAAATTGAATACTGATAATATGGCATATATTAGAACCAAAAATGCTGCAATGCCATCGTATTTCCAATTGGTGTGGGGTATTATAGCTACAGGTTTAGTTGAATATATGTCTATAAATTATGTATTTGCTATTAATACTGGATTTGGTATAAGGGGGTTGAGTCTGTATACATATACTGGTACAGCTCCATATACATGTGACGGTAACGAAAATGTATCAAAAGTAGTATTTGGTGATATGTATGTTCAAAGAGTTAATGTTGTTGTGGAATTTAAGATTCCATTACCCCCTCCATTGCAACTTCCCGATCCATTAAGATACTTAAAAATTAGTGAACAGATTCGTATACCAAACCCTAAATTTAGCTTTACTGGTAAAGATGTTAATGGTAAAGAAAAAAGATTTCATATCAATATTAACTTCCCTTCGATAGATTTTAATTTTTGGGAAGGTATAGAAGGATTTCAAGCTCAAGTTACAAAGGTGGCTTTGGAGTTATATGCGAATATCGAAAAAGTTCTCATTAATGTTGGGTATATTATAGATAAGATTGAAGAAGTTTTATTGGGTGTATATAATAAACTCATGGAGATGGTAAATCAGATTATGGCTGGTATGGTAGTTGTATTTGAGAGAGTGTTTGCACAATTCACTTTCATGTATATGTCAATACTTATACGAGTTCAAAGAAAACTACAATGGGATTTGTTAGCATCTACAACTCCTGCATTTGCAGGATTGAATAAATCATTGGAGACAGTAGTTCTTATAGCCAATCAAGTGAAATATGTTGCTATGCAAGCAAAGTTATTTACTCAAAAAGTTATAGATGCTGCAAAGTTTAATGAGATTTCTAAATTTATTAATGACAAAATATCTCAAATAAATGCTGTAAAAGATAAAATGATTTCAAAGGCTAAAGAACTTATAGATTTTGGTATTGTACAAATTCAAATAGGTATAGATAAACTTAATAAAGCATTACAAAAACTTGTTAATGGTATTATAGAAAAACTTACAAGTATGATGTCTGCTCTTATTGCTAATATGAAAGCGAAAACCAAAGCATTGACAGATTCTATGATTGAGGGTGCTCGTACCGCAAGAGATAGAGTTGAAATAAAGGCAAGATTGCGATTGAAACTTCTACATGGATATAAAGATGGTCCAGAACTTGATGATAAAATCGAAAAAGCCATGAGGCAATTAGATATATCTGGTGTGTTCATAGATATTACAAGAAGAACAATAGAGAAAGCAAATCAAATTCGTAAGGATTTGTCTGATAATTTAATTGATTTAGAACGTAATGTTATCAAATCGGTTAAAAAGAAATTTGATACGGTTAAATTCAATAGGTTGGCAACTAAAGTTTTAAATATACGAAAGAATTTTATCGTTCCATTTTTGGAATGTCCAATACCTGTGTATATGACAACTATATATGATACTATTACTGAAGATCTTGTTCAAACAGGAATTGATGAAATATCCGATACCATTATTAAAGACATCGATGTAGAGGTTATTGATTCTATAACAACAGAAGTTATTATTGTTGATAAGATAATAGATGAGACTATAGATGAATTAGTTATTGTAGTTGTAGATATTGTTGTAACAGATAAAGTTGTAGTGTGTGTTGGTGAATGTGATTGTGCATGTGGGGAAATATCAACAATAATAAATACATTTAATTATAAAATGGAGTTCCCATTATGATTAACATACCAAATATTGTAGATATGATTAATAAAATAGTCAATAATACAGTTAATAAATATCTTGGAAATTTTCAAGAGGAATTTAGTAAAAAACTTGTAGATGTTATGAAAAAGGTTATAATCTTACCACCAGAGTTTCCTACACTTCCGATACCAGAAGAATTGAAACCTATAGTTGATGAGATTATTCCTCCAGAACTTACTGACGATGAGAAAAAGGCTATTGAGGATTCTGGTGCTCAACCACCACAACCTGTTGGTGCGGATGTTATATGGGACAAAGATGGTAATTTAATTAGCGACCCTAATTATGTTCCACCTCCTCAAAAACCCCCAACAAAATTTATACCTCCAGTGTTGCCAGAGCCTCCAGCGTCTCCAGAGATATATGATACATATCCACCAGAAACATCAACGCAGGTTTCACAACAAGGGACGACAGATCCAATATATAAACAAACTCTTCCTGGTACATATGCACCTGCAAGCACATATCGTGCAAGTGCTGGGATAAAACAGTTAATAAAGGAATCTGAGTCATTGTCATTAAAACTATACAAAGACCCAGATGGAGTTCATGCGGACGTTGGTTATGGTCATGTAATAGGATTATGGGCTAATAGGGCATCTTTACCACAAACAATAACTGTGGCACAAGCTAATGCATATTTTGAACAAGATATTTTTAGATCTGAAGCAGCTGTTAAACGGATGCTTAGACAGAAGTGTACTCAAGGTCAATTTGATTCATTATTAGATTTGGCTTATGGTGCTGGGGAAGGTTGGTTAGCTAACTCTCAAACCCTTGCAACATTTAATAGGGGTGATATTTGTGGGGCAGGTAAATTGTACCAAAATGCTGCAGTAACTGGTGGTGGTAAACCATTAACAGCTTTGAAAAGAAGACGTATGACAATATATAACAATTTCTTTGTTAATAACTGGGGGGTTAAATGTCCATAATTTATATAAATATGTATAAAAGGGGTGGCTATGATTAATGTTACACAAATAAAAAAATATTCTGATGACTGGGCTCTTGATGCATCATACAATCTATACAGTGTAGTTGAAATTAAAAACGTTCAAGTAATAAATCAAAGTATAGAAATGATATTGGCAACGCCTATAGGAACTCGATTGTTTAATTTGAATTTTGGATCTAATTTTTCCATAAGAATATTTGATAATATGAATCCAGCCTATTTGCAGACAGTCATTGATGACACGGTAAATAAAATAGAAATGTGGGAAGATAGAATCCTTGTACTAAAGGATGATGTGAATCTTTCAGTAAACCCAGATTCAAATGAAATGTTTCTAACGATACCATATATAATAAAGGCTCGAAATATAAAAGGGTCATTTGCCAAATACATAAAAGAGTAACAGTGATGTTGCTCTTTTATTTTATATAAATAATGATATAAATATAAACACATTTGAAGTTTTTTAAGGTAGGGTTGTGTGGCACAAAATCAATTAAAATATACAGGTTTGACCTTTGATGAAATACAAAAACAAATAACAGATTTGTTATATGGGGATTCTAGATTTGATAGATTTAGAGAATCATCTATAGCTCAAACACTGATAGAAATATTCACAGGTACAACAGATATTCTTAATTATTATCTGAATAGACGTGCTGAAGAAACATTTTTCGATACAGCACAGTTAAAAAGTTCTGTAATAAGTTTGTCTAGAATGTTTGGATATGTTATGAATAGAGCTGAACCAGCCCACGCATATCTGACATTAACAATTAATGGGAATATAGAAGATAATCAAATACAGATTCCATATTATTCTAAGTTCTCATATGGTGGTAATAACTTTGTGTTATTAAACACATTAACATATAAATTGACTACTAAACAATATGAAGATATGTATACTCAACAGGAGAATTTCAAATTAACTATAAAACATGGTCCTCCCACGTTTAAGATGAAAGGGAATGTTCAACAAGACACCCCTAACGATATAGAAATTGTTCAAGGTGATATTAGAGAAAAAGTTATTAATGGTTCTAATAACACGCAAGTTGGTGCTCCATTCCAAATATACAAAATTGAGGATAAAACATTCAGTAATGTATATGGTGATAAGGATTATTTTTATAATAAGGTTACTAAAGTTTGGGTTGGGGAAAATAAAAATAGCTCAAACGATTCATTAACACGTACAGAATTTGAGATAGATAGAAGATCTCTTTTAAGTTGGGACGCTATTGCGGCATCTCAAAATTTAGATTCTGCTCAAAATTTATGTCTAATAAGAACGGCTACAGATGGATCTGTTGAGCTATTATTTGGCGATGCTAATACTCAAGCTAAGAATACCATTCAAGACCCTATTGCTACTGCTGGATTTGCTCGTAAAGGGGCTATGACTAGTAAAGATAATATATACATTCAATATTTATCTACTAAAGGATCGGCTGCTAATAGTAGCAGTGTTATTGGTGATAAAATAGAATTTGCTGGTAAAATATATAACAGTCAGAATACTGACATTACTAAAAAAATATCATTCCATTTGGATAGCAATATTTTTGGTGGTTCGGATGAAGAATCATCAGATTCTATCAAATATTCTGCTCCTAAGATTTATTACTCCCTTGATAGATTGGTTTCTAAACAAGATTATATTGCATACTTGAAAACTATAACTTACCCTATCGTAGTTAAAAATGCATTAGCATGGGGTGAACAAGAAGAACGAAATGTTACAGGACAATTTGCAATAGTTAAAATGTTTAATGTTGTGCTATTTACAGTTCTTGGTTCGTTATATGGTCATAGTGCCACTTTTACAGAATATTATGCTAAATCTCCAGAACAATATGGGGATGCTGTATTAGATATATATTATAACCCATATAGGTTCCAAACGCAAGGATATTTCAATGTGTACATGGTTCAAAATATGGTTAATCAGTTAGAACATTATACAGTTCTCGAAACATACTATGATATTTCTGGAGACAATTTGGGAATTGCTGCAGATGAGAAAATAAAAACCCCAGAACAGATCGCTACAGATATTAAAAGCCAAATTGCTACCCAATATCCTTCGGGGGTTTGTACGCTCGCATTTGATTATACAAGTGATAATAATGCTTATTCTGCAAACATCGGAGCTACGGGGTCTGTAACTGTTAATCTTGGTATTGTGAAGGGTACTGGTAATGCATATATGAATGGTATTGCTGAAGCCATTAATATCCAATTACAGGGATTTTTAGATAATCGTGGGAATAAGAATGATAATGCTAATTACAATAAGACAGCATTTTTAGGTTTAGATGTAGAAAATGCCCCAAGTTCTATAATTAGTTGGGACGCGATAACATCTCAAACGGAGCAGTCCGTATCGTATTTATTCAATTTATCATTCAACCCAACGACACCATGTTATATGACACTTTTATTAAGTGAAAGTCCTATATGGGGAATTCTTGGATTGAATAGTAAAGAAGTATACCCTATTAGTAGAACACAATACAATTCCGAAAATAATGGCAAAATAAGTGCGGTTGTTAATGAATTATCTAAGAGATCTCAGATTAGTACTAAAAATATTTATGTATCTCCAATAATTCACAGATTTAATTTGATAGGTACAATATACGTAAAATCTATGTATGATAAATCTAAAGTTCAACGTGAAATAGCAGATGCTGTATACCGTTGGGCAGATCTTAATGCGGACTTTGGTATTCCAATTTATTTATCTAACATTATAGAAATTATAGAAAGCAATATTGCTGTTGTTAATGCTAATGTGAGATTACAGCCCGAAGATAAAACTGCGGGAAAGAATAATACTAAAAATAAATATTATGATCCTAATCCTACAACGAATAGAATTTATGCGAAGTATGGAGATGTTGCTGGTGCTCAATTGGCAAAAATAATCAATGATCAATTGAAGATATATCTTAATACATATAAAGACGACAAACATAAATCTTCCGCTAATGTGTCGTATAATAGAGTTATGTATGATCCAGCAGATTATCCTAATACGTTAGAATGTTTAACTTATGAATTAAATAATTATATAACTGAAAGAACATTCTATACGGATTTTGCAGGGGTGTGTTATAAAACTTTATTTTGTTACGCTTATACGCAAAAATGTCCAGATCCTAAAGTTACGAATCCTGTAGGTTATTCGTGTTCAGAAGTTGGACCTAATTATGGTGCGCCTAATTATGCATTGTTTATACAATACAATGTTGCCAATCAAGGAACCGCAATTCAAAATGCGACAATATCATCAGATTTTGCATTAATTATGGAGCAAATCTATAGAGATTTATCATACATTATTATGGTAAACATGATGGATAGTAATGGGAACATTGATAAGGAAACTGATTCTCTTGGTGCTACCATTAGAGGTGGATATAGTTTGGGAACTGAAATAGTTCAACTCATACTTAATACTAACTTGTTAAATATCGAATATAGAGATTAAGGGGGTATATAATGGCAGGACTTGAGCCGAATACTATTTATGTAAATTTAGATCTGACAGCAGATGCGCCTGGACCATCAGAACCTCTCACTGGTGCTCCTTTGTGTGGATATGCTTCAATGAATCAAGGTGGTCCCCTAACAGGGACTGAAGATTTTCCATTATCATTTAATCAATTCAGAAAACACGTTCAATATAGGTTGACTCAAAATGAGACAGGTAAGACCCGAACATATATAATTGAAGGGTCTTATACAGGGACTATAGATTATGGTTCTGGGGGATTTAATACAGGTATTTTCAATGTGAATTATGTGCCAACATCATCGGCAGATGCATATACAGTTATATTTAAAAATCGGAATGTAGATGAATCATATAAGATGAATATATCGGCAAAATCTAGTTCTGCATTGCTACATGCGCCAATAATTTCTCCACCAACACCATATAATCCCCCATTGTATTTCTTAAATACATCTGGGGTTATAATGTATATATCTGGTATGGATTTAGAATCTGGCACATTTAAAGATAAAAATGAAGAAAGAGATATTGGGAATATAATATTTAATAATGCTGTAGTATCATCTGATTATAACTCTCATAATTTTAAAAATCAACTGGAAATGTCAAACTGTAGATTTTATACCCAAGGTAGTGGTGTATATCGTATGGATGGTAATACTGATAATATAAATTCATATAAAAATGCATACGCTTTTAATAACTATGTAAATGTTACATTATTTAATTGTTTATTTCATTCAAATACCATTGATAGCACCATGTGTTTTAAAGATTATCCTGTATCTAATCCAACAGCAATATCATGGGATTTGTATTATGATATAATAAATTCAATATTTTTAGATATAGTTACACTTTACAGGGTTAACAATATTCAGAGTTTAAAATTAACCCTTCCAAATGATATTTGGAGTAATGTATTTTCTGGGTCATTATCTCAATATACAGGTTCAACTATTAAACCTACAAGTTTTACAAAACTATTGGAAAATGGTTCTACTGACAGTCAATTTGATTTTCCTATACCAGCATTAACTTATGGTACAACCTTAACAAATGATGATTATCGTTATATTAACAATGGTTGGGAAAATATTGATGTTATCGGGGATAGACATAATTCTACTAAAAATTCCGTTTATGGTTTTAGGGATGGGGTTGGTCCATTATACTTCCCAGAATTACCAATTCCAATAATTACGGCATCTGACTTCATTACAACAGTTGGTAGTACAATTACGTTGGGTATTGAAGATTATGTGAACTATAATTTACTATATGAACCATCTTTGTATGGGTGGTATAAAAATAATAACGCTGCACCATTTGCTGTTGGTGGTGAACCTGCATCTCATGATGTTCCGTTAGCTATAACAACTAAAGGTATTATACCTATAGAAGTTAGAGTTCATTCTCATAACGATTGGTATACTCTTAAAAATAATGCTAACATAAGATCGTTGATAAATCAAAGTACAATTACATTATCATTGGAAACATTGAATATTAATAATGTTAATACAGATATATTTAAAGTTAACGATTCTGTGAAAATAGTGATTAACGCAACACCTATAGCAGATATCAGTGGGTATCAGATAAATTTTGATGGTAAATGGATTGATGCTAAAATATATTCAACCACATTTAAATCCATAGGACCTGTAAATATATTCGGTAGAATTTTGTTAAAAGATGGAACAATGATGTATACATCTAAGACAATAAATATAGCAGAATATCCATCTAAGACGTATTATGTTGATTTATCAATAGAATATGAAAATAAATTAAAATTCAAGTTAAATAATGTGATATATGATAATTTTGAAGATCAGAGTATAGATCCTGCATTTTCAACACCATTCAAAAATGATTACCTTGTTAAACGTATGTATGATGAATATGTTGCTTCATATTATTTTGGAACAACTAATGCTCAGATGACTACAGGAATCCTTAATGGGAATTTCAATGTGGAGTGGTCTTTTGTTAG